TACAAGTTTTACTGGGCTCCATGGGGGGACGACCTCCAGAGTATGCCTGTGATAGAGGTTCACCACTTAACCAGAGAAGACGTCGAAGCTATGATAGGCGTCGAAGGCTACGACGAAGACGCAGTTCGGTCGTTGTTAGCGGATTTTGGGGTTGGGGGGTTTAACTGGTTAGACAGAGATGACTCCGAGCTAGAGAACCTAGAAGGTAAAGATTTTGACGATGCCAGCTCTGATCTTGTGGCAGCTATACAACTGTGGGACAGTATTCCAGGTAAGCTGTTAATAGAGTGGGGGTTGAGCGAAGAAGAGATACAAGATCCACAGCTGTCGTATTGCTGCGAAGTGTGGATGGTTAATAACACGATCATAAAAGCTGTACTGAACTATGACCAACTAGGGCGAAAGCCTTATTACGTCACGTCGTTCGAGAAGGTCCCCGGGAGAGTCGACGGTAACGGTGTCGCAGACCTGTGTATGGACGCTCAAAATATGTGTAATGCGGCGGCCCGTTCTTTATCTAATAATATGGGGATTAGTTCCGGACCTCAGGTCGGTGTAAATGTAAGCCGGCTTCCAGCGGGGGAAGACATCACACAGATGTACCCTTGGAAGATATGGCAGTTTCAGCAGTCTGAGTACGGAGATGCTTCACCGCCGATAAACTTTTTTCAACCTAATTCAAATGCGCAAGAACTTATGGCTGTGTTTGACAGGTTTATGGACATTGCGGATGAAGTTACAGGAATTCCGAAGTATATGACAGGGCAGCATGTTCCAGGAGCGGGGAGAACGTCTTCCGGGCTGTCTATGCTAATGTCTAACGCAGGGAAAAGTATAAAACAGGTAATTGGAAACATCGACCATGATGTTCTTCAGCCTATGCTGGAAAGGCAGTACCACAGGAACTTACGCTATAGTAATGACCCGGATCTAATAGGCGACATAAATATTGTAGCTAAGGGCGCTACGTCGTTAGTTGTGAAAGAGGCTGAATCTGTTAGAAAAACAGAGTTCTTACGCCTCGTACTGGAAAGTCCGGTAGCTCAACAGATAGTAGGTTTGCCAGGTACAGCGGAGTTACTACGCGACTTGGCGGGTAATTTGAATACAAACATTGATAGGTTAGTTCCTTCCCGGGAAGACGTCCAAAAGCAGCAGGCTATAGCCCAGCAACAGCAGCAAGAGATGATGCAGCAGCAGATGGAAGCGGAGCAAGCAGCTAACTTACAAGAAGATGGCACCGAAAAAGGAGGGCGCCAGGATAACTATATAAGCCCCAAACCTAATGGGCGTTAATCTGTTAACGCGTTAACAGATATAGTATAAAATATATGATAAATGTTAACAAACTAGATTTCCAGGAGGTAACGGCCCTAAACCGGTTGAGAGAACCAGGATTTGACAGAGTAATAACAACTCTTCGAGGCGAAATCGAAGAGGCTAAGCAGAGGCTAGTACACGCAGATGATATGGCTTATATCCACCGTCTGCAAGGTAGAGCGGAAGCTTTTGAAGACTTACTGAAAGCGATTGAAGAGTCGCAGAAGGTATTATCGCGCTAAATGGCGCATTTGTAGAGCAAACCATAACGGGAGCAGCATACTTCGGGCGCTGCGGAACAGAGTTGATGCTTTAAGGAGAAAAGAATGGCATTACCAAAACAAGTGCAGGCACAGCTTGCGGAAGTTGAAGAGCTAGAGAAAGAACTGACGGCCCAAAGCGAAAAGGGAAATAATCCCGAAGAAGTAGCTGCGGATACTGACATTGAGATATCTGCCGATCAACAGACGGAAGAGCCAGCGCGTGAGGAAGTAACGCCGACTGATGTTTCTGAGGTTACAGACGACTTCAAGCAGAAGTACAGTACCTTGCGGGGGAAATACGATGCAGAGGTTCCTAGACTGCACCAGCAGCTTAAGGAGCTGAGTGAGCAGTTAAACGATGTCCGTAAGGATGTTGCTGCTGCAGAGAAGGCGAAGATTGAAAAACCGAAAGAAGATGTCAGCTATATAACCGATGCGGATCGAGAAGAATACGGAGAGGACTTGATTGATCTTAGCCGGCGGGTCGTAAAAGAGGTTTCTCGTGATTACGAGGATCGTCTTGAAAAACAGAACCAAGTGATTGCTGACTTGCACGAGCAGGTTAATACCACTGGGAGCAAAGTTGGAGAAATGGGATTTGCCCAGCGCTTACGTCAGTTAGTGCCGGACTTTGACCAGATCGACGACAACGACAGTTGGCATGCGTGGCTTAATGAAAATGACCCTATGAGTAGGGGGCCACGGAGAGATCAAGCTCAAGCTGCGTTCAATTCGGGGGATGCTGATGCGGTAGCTCATTATGTAGGGCTATTTCGTGAAAGCGTTGCACCGAAAGAACAAGGTAAGCAAACTCGCCAGACTGAACTCGAGAAGCAAGTAACGCCAAATCGTTCGGCAAGTACCACAGCTACACCGAGCGCGGATAAAGGGTCCAAAGTGTACTCTACTAGAGAAATAGATAGAGGCTGGACCAAACTCCGAGCTCTGAACACAAGTGGGAAGTACGACGAGGCGGTGAAACTTGAAGCTGAGCTAACAGCTGCGTACATGGAGGGTCGAGTTCGCGCTTGACCTAATAATATGTAAGTAGCCTTAGCAAACAAAACTGTTTAAATTTTAAGGAGCAACAAAGATGGCTACTATTACAAACGCCCCAACTTTTCCCATTGATGCCGGTAGTGGGTTTACTACTACCCCGGCGTATTCAGGCGGTTTTATACCACAATTGTGGTCGAACAAACTGAATGCAAAGTTCTATTATCACACCATGATGTCCGAGATCGCCAACACAAACTGGGAAGGCGAAATTAAGAATCAGGGTGATTCTATTAGAATCCGTACTGCACCTTCGATCACTATTAATGATTACGAAGTCGGTACTAGTCTAACAAGCGAAATTCCTGCACCTATCTTCACTGATTTACAGATCGACCAAGGTAAGTACTTTAGTGTTCAAGTGAACGATGTTCTAGCGCACCAAGCCGATATGGAACTAATGAACATGTTTACGGATGACGCAGCGAAGCAACTTAAAATTGCTATCGAGAATGACGTTTTCTTTAATTGGTTCGTAACAGGTGGAGCGGCTGCAGAAAACAGCGGCGCGACTGCCGGAGCAATTTCAGCTGAGTACAATTTAGGTAGTGCGACGGATCCAATCGACCAGGCTACTCCTAGAAATGTGCTAGATACAATTCTACGTATGTCAGCGGCAATGGATGAGCAGAATATTCCTGAAGAAGGTCGTTGGTTGATTTTAACTCCGTACGAGCGTCAATTATTGATGCAAACTGAAATTGCTCAAGCGTATTTTACTGGAGATAGCTCTAGTACGATCCGTACAGGTAAGGTCGGTATGTTAGATCGGTTTACTGTATATGTTTCTAACTTGTTACCTAAGGGAGAGGCAGGTAAAGCGTTGGTAGCCGGTCTAGCCGCTACATCGACAGGAGCCGCAGACGCAGGAGCTAAACCACGTCGCATGATGGTTGCAGGTACTAAACACGCATGTGCGTTTGCTTCTCAGATCTCTAAGACTGAGCCGCTGCGTAACCAGAATGACTTCGGTGATATTGTTCGTGGTCTAGCTGTTTACGGACGTAAGGTTATTAAAGATGAAGCGTTAGTTACTGCTTTAGTTGGCGATCCTAGTTAAGTACTAGTATCTCGGGAGGGGGCTAACCCCCTCCTTTACTTGACTATAGAAGGAGTAATCTGTGTCAACGATAAGAGTAATTGACGTCATTCAACGCGTCGAAGATGTTATACAGGATGAGAATGTTAGGTGGCCAAGGTTAGAGCTGCAGAACTGGATAAATGAAGCCTACTTGCAGATAGTACTATTGCGCCCGGATTCAAATGCGGCTTCCGGTGGCTTTACCTGCGCCGTAGGGACAAAGCAAACCCTGACTGAGGGGGGTAGTACTGATTTTGATAGCGCGCTGCGACTGTTAGATGTAGTGCGTAACTTAGAAGCTACATCCGACAAAAAAGTAATTCGCCACATAGTTAGGAGTGTCCTAGACGACCAGCGCCCCAGCTGGCATGCGGAAGAAGGGACATTAAACATACAGAACTTTACGTTTGATCCAAGGCGCCCTAAAGAGTTTTATGTCTTTCCTCCAGCACTAGCCACCACGGAAATAGAAGTTGTGTACGCGGATGCCCCTAAAGCTCACGTACGTACCGAAGCCGAGCTGGACCCGACGGACTTGGCGAACCAATCGGTTACAGTAACTTCTGACCCGGAGGCTTTCATTAAGTTAGACGATATTTACCTAAGTTCTATCATCGACTGGGTACTGTACCGTTCCTACTCTAAAGACGCGGAATATGCTGCTAACGCAGAAAGGGCTATGGCTCACAATCAGGCGTTTTTTAACGGCATAGGGGCCAAAACTCAGACTGATGTAGGAACCGCCCCCAGCAGGGTTCCTGAGGCTACAGGGCGCTAAATGGCTAAGAAATGGGAGTACTTTTACCCGTACGTCCAACCTTATGTCCCGGGATGTCCTGAGATGGTCATGGACGCCCATCTGCAAGAGGCGGCCTCTGTATTCTGTGCTCGAAGTGAAGTATGGCGTATTAGTATAGGCCCTGAGTTTACCAGTAATAATGTGGCAGACTACGAAATAGACCTCACTCGAAACTCTGTGCTTGAAAATATTCTTTTTCTCCGGCTAGACGGAAGAGAGATGGAGCATGTTTCTGATAGGCACTTTGCACCTGCAGTTTACGCAGCAGGGGACCCGGTTAAGGGAATGCCGGTTAGGTTTAGTGTAATTGAGGACTCTATTGTACGAATGTACCCAACTCCTACTAAGAAACACACTTTTGTGGGGGAGGCGGTTCTTAAGCCTAAGCTATCGGCTACAGGAGTTGAGGACTTTATATTTGAGTCCCACGGCAGAAGCATTGCTCTAGGAGCAGTTGCCAGGATCACCGAAATACCCAACAAAGAGTGGAGTAATTTAGAGGTGTCGATGAAACACAGTATGGAATTCGAGAGAAGAATGTGTGCCGCTAAAGGGCGTGAAACTAGAAGAGTTAATCTTAGAGTTGCACCTGTAGGGTTCACTGACGTAAGCAGAAGG